GAACCAGTACCTGAGTACTGGGCAAAGCCGTTTGGCGCAAATGTATTCGCCATGCGGAAATCTCCTTTACAGGAGGTCTATTTCGCGCACCGAGGCGATTTAGGACCAAAGGTTTATTGGGCCTCCCCGCCGAGGGGATGGATGAAAACACCATATATCTATTTTTGATATAAGTAAAGGGGGCGACATAAGCCGCCCCATTCAAATATTATCACTCTGGAATGGGCATGGCTTCATACCCCTTCTTGATCTTTGTCATCTCGTTGCCCTTGTTGGAGCGTTCAAACTCCCCTGGCTTGGCCGCAGACAGTTGCTCTTCCTTGGCGCGGACCTGAAGGCGTGCGCGGCGGTTCTCAATGGCGCGTGCCTCTTCCGTGATCACCAGTGGGCGCTCCATCAGAACCACACCCTTGCGGAGGATCATGCCACCCGTGTAGCCCAGTGGCATCATCTCAGGGTGTCGGGACGCTGGCACGATCTCCCAGCCCTTGCGGGCCAGAGCAACTTGGTGTGCGGGGTCTTCAGCGCCAAGGAGGGTGTGCCGCTTCCACTCGTAGGACCAGCCATCAGGAATAATTCCCAGTTCAACAAAGAACTCGTCGCTCCCGCTGTCTGTTTTGCTGTGGTCTTGAAGTTCAGCCGCACGCTTTGCAGCGTCCCGTGGCTTTTCCTTGGTCACCATATCTGGCCTCACGCTTGGGCGTACAAGCTTTGCGGCTTTTTGAAATTCGTCATCGCTCATCTGATTTTACCTTCCTTCATAAGTGCAATCTTGTGCTTGGCGTAGTCCTTTTCGTCCATGCCCATGTCAGACGCGGCCTCTCGCTCCGCCGCAGACAGCCTCACAGCATTCCTGTTGCCATTGCTGGTGCCACGACTCACAGGGGCAGCCGCAGGTGCCGCATCGCGGCGCTGTGTGACCCTGGCGGCATACTGGTCGCCCGTGTCGTTTGTCTGCTTTGAAACGCCCAGCTTCGCCTCAATGGCCGCAAAGTACGCGGGGGTGTCTACGGATATACCATCGTCAACCGCGTCCTCATGTGCGCGGATCATCTTGCGATTTAGGCGCGGGTCAGTGACAAATTGTGGATTCCTGCGGACCCAGTCGGCAGATGTGGACGACAGACGTGACGCAAACGCCTCAACGGGGTCTGCGGGGACGTATTTAGGCTCTGGCGTCTTGGGTTTGGAGTTCATAGCATCCAGACCGTTGCGAAGCTGCTGCAATTGAGCAGCTTTTTCGCCCATCAACTGCTGAATCTCAGCCATGCCATCGTAATCCTGATTGTGCATGGCAATTTTCAGGTTGCTTTTCAAGATTTCATTGTCACGCATCACGCTGTCAATGGCGCTGGACACCAATTGGATTTCAGTGTCGTCTTTTTCGCTGTTTGCGGCATGCGCACGCCGTTCCGCAGCAACGCGGGCTTCGCGCTCGGCGGTGATTTGCCGCCTTAGTTCAGAAATTGACTCCTGAAGGTCGGGGACTGGCGTTTCCTCAACCTCATTTTCGGGCGCATCGTCAACAATAATCTCGATTTCTTCTTCATCCATGTCTTTTCACCTTTAATAAACAGAATCTGGGTGGGGGGCGCGGCCTTTGATGCTGATATCATCAAAAATACGGCACAAAACGCCGTTGACTGTGATTGACCATCCGTCAGACGGGCGGAAAATCAGCCACTCGTGATCTTGGAACGTCATTCCCGTGAACCAATTACCATCTTGCTCAAATGCAAGCGGCCCACGCTTAACCAAAAGGCCAACTTTGGACTGGTATTTGTCTTCGTCAAGGTGATCTGCCGTCAGGATCAGCCCTGATTTTGTTTTCTCTGGCCGAAGATACACGGCCAAAAGCACTTGGTTGTGGAAAAGTTCAATTTCGGAGATGTCACCAAGCTGATCGAGCAGCTTTTGTTTGGGGTCTTCTTCATGGCTCATGGGCATATGTGGCATGTCTAATCCTTACATGGTCTTGTTAATAGTAGTGGATACCTCTTCGCATAAAGAGATAACCTCATCGAGAGCGGAAACCTTTCCGACCGCCTCACGATATTCTTCAATGGTCTTTATAGCAAGGCCACCAACCATGTTGCCGACGATGTCCGCCCTGCGTTCCATGATAAGTTTGATGAGTTCGCGCTCAAACGCGGTGCTGATGGTCGTGATCATATGTAATCCTAATCTATTTGGGTGGGGGCCAGTATTTATCTGGCCCCCGTAAGCTGTGGGAGGTGCAGCTTATTTCTTTAGGTCTTTGTTCATCTTCTCGCCGTAAGCTTCGACCTTTTCCTTGCGTGCCTTACCGCCACCAGCGCCACCAGTGATCGGATATACCACTTTGCCGCCAGCCTTGCGGCCCATCATTGGGGGCATTGGCGCGCCACCAGCGGGTGGCATAGGACCAGCGCCAGCAGCGCCAGACATGGCAGACATCAACCCTGGTGGCAGCGACATGTGCGCAGGCGGTGGCGCAGACGGCATGGGAGCAGGCATTGGCATCGGCGGACGCATCATTGGTGGAGCGCCCATGGGTGGCATACCAGCGGGTGGCACGGGCATAGCGCCAGGCTTCTCGGCGTTGTGCGGGAAGATGTTGATGCTGATGTTGCTCTTGCCGACCTTGCCGCCAGTGGCGCGTGCCGTGCGCTCCGCGTCCTTGAACGCCTTGGCTGTTGGCGCACCCTTATCGCCAGCGTCGCGCATCTTCTCGCCCCGCTCACGCTTGGCGTGGATATTGGCGTACAGGCCGCCGCCACGCTTCATGGCCGACCCGCCTCTTTGCATTTCGCCTTTGTCTTTGTAATCTTCGTAATTGTCGCGGGCGGTTGCATGGGCGTGACGCCAAAAAACATCGTCGCCTTCATCCATTCTTGTTGCGTCTTTTGCGTTATCTTGAGCCTCGTTAGAAATTTTATCGCGGTGCTGTTTTGGCAGAGATGCGATAAACTTATTAAATTTTTCCTTGTTGGAGTCATTTGAGGAGCCGCCACGACTATAACCAGTCGACCCGCCGCAGGCTCTGCACATGCAATCTTTGTGGTGCATGGCCTTGCCGCCAGACTTCATTTTGCCAATACCGTCAGCGGCAAAATCTGGAACTTTCTTGCCGTCTTTTTCGACCATTTTCAATTTGCCACCGCTCATCTTTTTGGATGGCATGTCGTGTTTTTTATCGGCTTGCGAAGCTTCCCACTCCTTCATAGTCATGCCGTGCTTGGCAGCCATCTTCTTGTCTTCCATCATGTCTTTGGCAGAACCTTCAGCCTTGCCGCCGCGCTTGCGGCCCAAGGTTCTCAGGTCGTACTGATCTCTTTCCGCTGCTCGGTTTGCGCGTTCCAGGGCTTCCATAGCTTTAGCTTCATCCGCCGCTGCCATAATTTCTTTCATTCTTGCAGGAGATGGGCGAGGCATGGGCCGTGGGGACGATTTCATGCCACCTGCTGGCAGCATGCCCATCTCGTCCATCATTTCAGGAGTTGGACGGGGCATGGGACGTGGGGATGATGTCATTGGAGGCGTTCCGCCCATTTGCTTTGCTGTGCGACCTCCATTTTTCATACCACCGACGTGCTTCTTGCCTTCGCGCTCTTCGTTGGCATCCTTGACGTTGCGGTTGACCAATGCATTTGCATACTCTGCCTTGCCGCCAGACTTGCGTGGCGTGCGGCCAGCGTGAGTCATGGCCTCAGCGCCCTCAACCTTGCCGCCGACCTTAAATGCGCGGCGCGAGATCGGGCGCATACCCGTCTTTACGTCTGCATTCAACGGTTCCGCTGGGGTGAACGTCGATGCGTCAACCTTGCCCCCGCTTGAACTGTCAATAAGGCTCTGGGCCTTTTTGTTTTTTGCTGCGCGCAGCGATTTGAAATCCATTTTGCGATCCTCTGAGGTTACACGGCGTCCCGTTTGTGCTTTGCATTGTATACCGAAGTCAGTGACAATGCACGATCAATGTTGTTGCTTACCGATTGCGGCGAAACTGGGCTGGAAGTTCCATTTCCTGCTCGACCGTAAGATGCTCTGGAGGTTTCCCGTGGAACTCTAGGTCTAGGAATGCTTCTCTGGTCAATGGCACCCCCGTTCGCCGCATGAGGCTGACTAGCGCCTCCTGTAAACCACGTTGGGGGGCGGATGCCGCCTGCTTTTTTGACGACTTGATTTCTGGCTTCATCTTGACTGATCTCCCCTTTGCGGTATCTGGACCAAACATCATCAATATCCTTTGCGTTTTTTGCTGTTTTGAAAGTATCAGGAAACAAACCTCTGATAGCTTCCCAAGTAATAGACTGCATCTCACGAGGATGGATGCCTCGCGCCTTTGCGGCGCGTCTGTATGCCTCGGCGTACAACGGATAAGTTCCCTGAATACCAGAAATGGAAGAACCTCCAGCGCCAGGAATACCCTTTCCTGGCGAGGAACCGAAATTGTGCGCCACTTCAACCGAATTTCCAGATAATGGTCGCATTAAAGCCGCCGCAACGGCATGGGTATCAATAGTGACATCGCCCTTTGACGAGTTTGGGTGCAGAATGTTGTTGTAAAAATTGCGAACTTTGTGCTTTTCACCCATAAGTTCAGATAGTTTGTCAGGATCGTGCGCATTGTCTAAAGCCTGAACGGCTTTTGCAATTTCCGTTAGAGAACCCCACCCAGCCGCTGCATTTTTTCCAGATTTGGTTTTTACAAAGTCACCAAATGTTCCCTCTGGATTTACAATTCTATGTTCGTTTGAGTTATAAGTTTGATCGTGAAGCCTAACCCACATGGACTTTGCAATAGCCTTTTCGTCATCTGGGATGTTGGTGCGGTCCAGATCACCCAAAGATTTGCCCCGAATCATGTTGTGAATGCCAGTGTATTCTGGCTTGTTAAGCGACTCAATGCCTTGCAGCGTTTTTTCCATTTCAGGGCTAAACGTAAAACCATGATAGAAATTATCCCCCATGCCTCTCATGGTATGGATGACGCGGTGCGCCAAAGAGACGTTTTGATACCAGTCTTTTTGGGGTGACATAGCTGCGAGAACGCCAGCCACGGCGTGGTCTGGGATGTTGTATTCTTTTGACCACTTATCGGTAATTGCCCGTGCGCCATCATACCATTTCTTGCCGCGATTGCGAATTTCAGGTGGGACAGCATCATGCAGGGCCAAAAGATTTTGGGTTGAGTGGTCGATAAAATGTTCTGCAAGGGCATCATTATCTGCGTTCTTAGCAACATCCGCTCGAACATTTGGATACCCACGAACAATTCCAATATGCTGATCAAAGAGTTTTGGGGTGGACTTTAAGGCAGCAAGATCAACAGTATTTGCCGTGGTGTTTGTATCTAAAAGTTTTTTTGCAGTGACCAGTCTTTGTGGAATAAGCGCAGGGTGATCAGGACCAAACGCTGGCGTTCCCGACCGAAAAGGACCAAGGTATGGCTCCAAGTTTTGGGAGATAACTGGGTTTGATGTCAGGCTCAACGCTTTGTTTACGATGTCATCCATGTCATTTCCTCTTGGGCTTGAGGGAATTTATAGCAGACTTACCGTCCTTGGTAAATCCACGTGTTAGGGCAAGGGCTTTGTTGACAGAGCCACCATCAGCTTTGACGAGTTTTGGTTTGCCGCCGACCTTGTCGTATTTGTGCAGGTTGTTTTCAAACCACTCCAACGGGACAGTAGTGACCTTTCTGTCCGCGTCTTGTGTTTCAAACTCCAGTGCAGGGTAATGATTGTTGAACAGTTTCGTCATGTTTGGGGATGAACTGACGTGTTTTACAGTAAATCCTACAATTTTTTTGGGATCGTAATTGGGCAAACCGTTGTATTTAAACATGTCGCCCATTTGAAAATTGTCAAACGCGCCACTGGCGTGCGCCATGTCAAATGCCTTTTGTGACGCTGCGTACTTTTCTGCCAGGTCGGCAAACATATTCTGAGCGCCATAACTGTGGTCGCCCGACGTAATGTCCCGCTTGGTGCGTACTGTTGACAGGTCCGTTACGTTGTTATCCACCTCGCCACCCTCTGCTTTGCCAACCATGCCGCCGTATTCGTATTTGTCTACTACCTTTACAGGGTCGTGGTGGAACATGACGTAGTTGTGCGTGAGATCGCCATCAGACAGATTGCGTGATCCAGCGTCAAGGTAGCGGATTCCTTTAAGGCCAAGGTCAGACAACTCTCCAGAGGCAAACTCCTGACCTCTAGCATTGCTTCCATAAATATTTCCATCGTTTGGTTGGGCTATATTTACCATATGCTGGTAAATGTGTGACCCGCTCGGTTCAATGCCAGAACCTGGAATTATTTCTTGTGGGATTTTTTCTGACGCTGGACGCCACCTATTCCATTCTTTGATTGCCCTTTGCACTTTCGGATGCTGTTCCGACAGCGGCTTGTCCCAGTCTAGCAGTTCATGTGGGCCTGCGTTGATTTTTACCTTGTACATATGGCCTTTATCAGGCTGTGCATATTCAGAGCGAAGAAAACCAGCAAGACGCTCCGCTCGGTCATGAACCTCATTTATGTCATTTACAAACATGGGGTTAAATTTTTCATCAAGCTTTGAAATATGATTAACTCCAGCTTCTTGAAGCCCACTTTTGACTTGGTTTTGCAATCTAGCCAAGGTGTTGGTTAATTCACCTCTATTGCCTCCACTTTTTTCAAAAATGCCAACAACATCGTGTCCAAATTTATTTGCAGCCTCGTCAGAAGTTCCAAGTGCTGTGTACTGCCTCCCAGAGAGCGTATCCCTGTAGTGTTTGGCAATTTTCTCGTTTCCAGCGAAATACAGGCCATGCCCATAGGCTTGTGCGCCCTCACCCGTGCCAAGGTTTGCAATGTTAAACTGGTTAAAGCTGTGCGGGCTGCCGTGGTATGCGGTAATGCCATCCTTGTCGTCGTCAACCTCGCCACCGCCAGCTTTGTTCATGTGCTTTTGTTTGGGATCAAAATTGCCGTTGTTGAAGATTGACTTGATCTGCTGCGGTTCCTTCAGGGCCACCACGAGGTCACCATTGTAACGGGCGGGTATCCACGAGTCATGCCCCTTGGCGCGAAGCGTGTCGAACCAGTCGGACTGGGCAGCCTTGTAATTGTCGCGCAAATACTCTTCTGGCAATTCCCCAGTGTATGGGTTCTCGGCCTTCACATAGGCGGGGATCACGCGGGATGCGGTGTTAGTGGGCGTCAGCTTGAAGCCTTCGCGCTTGTATCCTTGGCTGTCGTTCTGCTCGGCATATTGCGATGCCACTTCAGGATCGCGGGTGAACCACGCGCCATGACGCCCCACGTTGTGCGAGGTGAAGTCTTTGTCCTTACTGGTGCCAGTGTACAGGACATGCGGCTCACCATCGGTGTGGGTCACGCTGTTGCCAAACCAGTTGCGGAACTTGTCGGTGTCGGTGACAGCGCCACCGCCTGCCTTGGCAACTTCAGGGCTGTCAGATGCCATGCTGAACACCTGATCTGGATGCATGGGGCCGTCAACGTTTTCAGCGCCATTCCAGTATCTGACCTCGGCCTTGACCTTTGGGATGCCAAGGGTGTGCGCCACCGCGACCCGTGTGTTGCCCTCAAGCAGGTATGGCTGGCCGTAATGGTTCACCGCCACCACAACCTTGTTGCCCTTCTGATCGTGGTCAAAACCACCTTCCTGCGCATCAGACATAAGCCTGTCGTATTTATGGACGCCCGCAGTCCGAACTTCATCATTTAGGCCAGCGATTCCCTTCAAGATATGGGTAGGCAGGAACATGTCCGATCTGCCGCCAATGACGCCCGTGGTGGCACCGACGACAAACTTTCTGTCTGGGTGCTGGGCAGCCCTTGCCTGCTTGAACTCAAGCCATTCACCGCCTGGGTTATCTCTGGTGAAATCTTGCTTGCCTTCAACCTCGCCACCCTCGGCTTTGGTAACCGTCTGCGGCTGAATGGCAGATGGGTCTGTGACAATGTAAGAGTGGTCAGGGGTGACACGACTGGTCATCCTGCCCTCTTCCATGTCCTTCCATGTCGGACCAGAATCAAACTTGTTCATGTAGCGCAGGGCTTTGATGTTTGACTTGGCCATAGCCTTAGAGAACAAAACGTTTTGTGCCTTCATTGTTTCGTCAGGGTGGCTGATCCTATTTTCAATGTCCTGAAGACCATCAAAGGTGCTGTTGAACGTGTCAGAATCAATCCTGCCAGCACCATGAAGATGCTCAAGGAGGTCATAGAAATCAAACCTGTTTGATGCCGCAGGAATGTCAACAATCTGATCTGGCCTTGCATTGATCCTGAATGCCCTTGGCAAAACCTTTTCCGCCATGTCTGACCGACCCATCAGAGATTTGACGGCTGCGTTGTGTGCCAAGTCTGGGTTTGCAGCAAAGTGAATGCCAACGTCACGGGTGCTAGGGCGGAACTGGCCAACAATATCCTCTGGGGATGCGTGATAGGCGGTGATGCCGTCAGCGCCATTCTCGCGGCCACCATCGGCATGGACGGCGCGGGGAACGTTAGGCAGGTATTTGGACGGGGCGATCTGGCCGCCTGCGCGGCCCACTGCCGTGGCGTGGCGGTTCCTTTCGAGCATACCGCTGAGGGTCAGCTTTGCAGCGCGGATTGCCTTGTCTTTGTCCATTTACTTAAACTCCGACCTGTAGGTTTTATTTGCAGCCTCTGTCACGGCAGGGCAAGCAATGCCAGTTTGTTTTCCAAGCACTTCTTCGAGATGGTTGAAACTTGGAACAAGAATGTTTTCAAGCTTTGACTTGTCGATGCTGTGGTAGTTTGCCCGCAAATATTCCTGTGTCTTGCTCATTTACTTCCCCTGTTTGCGGAGTTGCATTGCCAGTTTGACGGCGTCGGCGGCGTGGTCGCGCTGTTGCATGTCGCGCTCGTGCTGCATCCGCACGGCATCGTTCATCTGATCGCGGTCCATGCGCATCTGCTCAACGCGCAAATCCTTGTCGCGGTCGAGGTCGCGGTTCTGGTCGTTCATCTGATCGCGCTGCATACCGTAATCTATTTGCTTGGCCTTGTTCTGCTCGGCCAGCATCTTGGATGGGTCCATGGGTTGCCCTTGCGGACCCTGCGGTGCGCCAGATTTTGACTGTGCGCCAATCATGGCTGCCTGCGCACGCATGGTGTCAGCGTCAGCCCTCTGGTGGGCGATCTTAATCTCCTCAACGCCCTTCAGGAACTCAGGCGGCGGCTGCTTGGCCTCTTGCGGCTTCAAGAACTGCTCAGGGTTTGACCAGCCAATTGCGCGCAACGCGGCCTTGTCGATGGCTTCCTCGTCATACATCTGCGGGTTTGCGGCCTGCAGTTGCTTCAACGCCATGATCTTCATCACGCGCTGGGCGTGGCTTGACGTGTTTGGGTCTGCCTGTGGCACCAACTCAACGTCGTTCAGAGCATGCATGAACAGTTCCTCATTCCACTGGACGGTGGGCTTGCGGTTGCGCTGCCAGAAGCTTTCGGGATGCTCACGGAAGCACTTCAGCAGCAGAGAAAACTCCTCGGCCTGAGCCGAGTGCATGCGCTTGTGGACGGCGTTCATGATCTTGGTGGCTTGGTCGATCATCGCCAGAGTGGTGCCTACAGGCGCATCGGCGCGGCCCTCACCCACCTGAGCCTCGGATGTCCCGCCCACACGCATGCCAGTCTGTGACATGTTTTCCACCAGCGACATCAGCGCCTGCGACGGTTCCTTGTACGGCAGGGGCATGACGGCCTGATTGATTGGCTGTCCGCCAGTCTTCACCTGCGCCGACCCGCCTGGCGGGATGCGGAAGATGTTGGTGTTCTGGCGCGATCCTGTGTCGCTGACCAGAAAACCTGGGAAGTTGGCGTACATGCCAGCGTCAAGAAGTTCGCGCCACGCGGCGGTTATGGCGTTAGTGGTGTTGCCGAGGATGTGCAGCAGGCCGATGTCATAGAAGCCGAGGCCTGGCACAAACGTGTACTTCACGAAGTTGGTGCGCGCCTCTGGCAAATCAGCGGTGTCCTGATCGAAGTTGCGGGTGATCGACAGGATTTTGCGCGACGACACGTCGATGGTCACGCGGTACGGGATTTCAAGGCCGCTGGCCTTTCCCTTGTACTTGTGTTCATACCCGCTGATGTCCAACTCGCAGTATACCTCGTAAATCTCGCGGTCGCGGTCTTCAGGGTTGGCCGACGTGGCGGTGATGCCTTGCTGAGAACTCTTAGCGTCCTGAGCGGCGTCGGGCGAAATCTCCTGAGGTGTGGACAGGTCGGTGTCATCATAGACGCCAATGATCTGCAGGCGCTTGACCGTGCTTGGCCGCATATAGACGCGGTGCGTGACGCGCTTGGCGTTGGACAGGTCGGTGGCGGCGCTGTTGACGAT